TTAGCCAGTTCCATTTGACGTGTGTTCAGTGTGATCTTTTTGGAGGATGTTGAACGTGTCGCTGGTGCAACCACCGTGCTTTTGCGAGTTGTAGTAGAAGGTTTGGCTTCTACCTCCCCAAATTTCTCTGGGAATCGTTTTCTCATCTCTGCATCAATAGTGTTCCAGTAGTGATCAGAGCCTGTCGGGACTCCGTCTCTTTCTAGCCGCTTATGGATGCCCATAGCAAGAAAACTCATGTCTTCATCTTGACCATACCACTTGTTTTTATCAAGCCATGCTTGGGTTTTTGAGTCCAGGCGTGTTGGTTGGGCCTGAGGTGTTTGGACCTCTTGTGATGATTGTAAATCATTTTCTTCGTATTGTGGGACATATCGATCCATCTCTTGAGCTTTGAACTTAACTTCAGTCAATTTCTCTTGAGCTTCCACTAAACGGTCTGCATCGCCAGAATCATAAGCTTCTTTGTATGCCCGTCTTGCTTGTTCTAGATCAGATGCCAGTTTTTCCTTGGCGGTTGATACATAAACCTTTTCGCCATTGGATAAACGGCCCTTTAAAGCCTTGTTTTCATTGATTATTGTATTGGCAACCCGAATAGCTTCTTCATTTTCACGCAAAGCAGCTTCTTTGGCTCTACGTTCATCGTTAATTAGCTTTTTCATCTGCAAAAGGCGTTGTTTTGCTTCTTTTGAGTATGATTCTAGGTCATCATTGTCGATATCTTCAACGATTTCTTTAGGAAGCGGTGCAGCATTAATGCGATCTTCCTCTGGAGTATCGTCAACTACCTCAATTTCTACATCCTGAGGCGTTTTTTCGTCATCTTCTAAAAAAGAAAAGTCTTGTTTTTCAAATTCAGCCATGTTGTTCTCCTTATGCACGAGTAATTCCACGAGGATCTTCTACTACAGCCTCGACAGAATCATCATTAATTAAACGGAATTCACGTCCATGAATCTTTAGTCTGGTGCCAGTGTTTGGACGGGCTAGAATAAAGTCTCCTTCTTTACACCAAGGGCCGTTTGGGAAACGGTTTTTGTCTTGGTAGCAATCTGGACCCATTTTTATTACAAAAAAAACTGTGGAAAGAACTTCTTCCATTTGCAAAGTAGTATCGGCTTTAACGATTCCACTAGCATATGTCGTTTCTGCATCAGGAATACCAACAAGCATACGATAGCCTTGTGGTTGTGGTAGTTGCTTTGCTTTTTCTTCTGCTGTTTGAGGCAGGGTTGTTACTTGTGTTACATCATCGGGGTTTGAGCCGATTAGTATTTCACTCATCAAAATTCTCCAAGTTCTTTTTAAGGTCTGAGATATATAACCTTACGGACAAAAGACCTGTAATCTGCCCGCAAGTTTTTTGATAATCAGAGAAGTCTTTGGCTACTCCAGTACCAAGGGACTCTTCCAAGCCCCTAACCTTCGCATCTACCTGTTTGAGGAGATGGTCAAGTATTTTTTCTTTCATTTAGGTTCCTTTTTTGGTGGTTTGTTTTTTAATTGCTGCTCGGTTTTATATAAATCCGCAGTGACTTGGAGTTTTTGACCCTGTCTTTGCTGATTTAATTGCGCCTTGGCATTGCCAATTTGATGACCTAATTTCATACCTTCTAATTTTTGTTTAGCAGCTAAATTGGCCTTATCAGAAGCAGTCTTAGCGCCCACTTGCATACCAGCAATTTCTTTTTGGGCTGCAATACGCATTTTCTCAATTTCAAGCTGATCTGCTTTGCCTGCGGCATCCATTGCAATTTTCTTCTGCTTGATATCAATTTCTTGCGCTTTAAGCTGCAATTCTTTCATCTGCATCTGAATAATTGGGTCTTGAGCTGCCTGTTGTGCTTGTTGCGCTGCAACTGCTGTTTGATTTTGTTGCAACAGATTTTGAGCAGCTGGTACAGCCAGACGAGCAATTTGCATCTCTTGATCTGGGGTGAGATGAACTTGATCATCGTCATTGTCCTGATACGGGATATTAATGCCCATTTGCTGTTGCATTTGGCGCATATACTCCATGCCAACGTGCTCAGTAATATGAGCCTGCAAGGTCTGCATAATCAAAGGCGCTTGTGGGTTCTGGCCAATAACTTGTTTGATTTTTGGATCATTAATGGCGGCCAAGTGGATTTGAATGTGCGCTTGGTGATCTTGACCAATAAATGCCTTTAACGGTTTTTGTTTCAAAGCGTTGACATTCTCCGTCACAGGATCTACAGGGGTCATATCTTCTGGCATTGGAACAAGCTTTTCCAAATTTTTAATGCCAATGACTTCTAACATTTGACGGTGTAGATAAGGCAAGTTATACAACTGGGGTGCAGTTTGCGACAATTGCAAAGCCGCTTGATACTGAACTACCTTTTGGGACATTGTGGCAGCGTTAGGATCTGATACAGGGATGATATTAACCATCTCATAGTCGGATCTGCGGGCTGCTTGGTGTCCTGTAGAGGGTTCGTAAGAGTAATCTTCTGGGGCGTAATCGGCAATAATTTTCTTGAGTAGTTTAAATTCTTGCTTCATGGAGAAGTGAATACGAGCTTGAATAGCCGACATTACTTTTAAAGTGCGCTCCAAAATAGCCAAAGTTGTACCGACTGGGGACTGGCTAGACATATCAGATGCTTTTAAATCGCCACTAGAAGCAAATCTACGGCCTTCTTCTACGATTTGATTGAGTAATGCCATGAGAGTCTGGCTTGGCTCTTTGTATGGCAAAGGCATGATGTTATCTTTCATCGTGCCAGATGGGACATCTACGTCCCTAAACTCACCTGGGGCTATTGGTGTGTCATCGCCCTTGACTCGCAACCCACGGGTCTTAAAGCCGCCAGGCAAATTCGATAATGACCCTGCATCGACCAACTGTCTGAGGATAGAAGTTCCCGATTTAGCGAAAGCGCCAATGAGATGGATAAGGCCAAAGTGATAAAAACCAAAGCCAGGAATATAGCCATAATGTACAAAGTGCTGTCTCTTTTGGTAGGTTTTGTCATCTGGATCCCAGTTTCTACGAATAGCCAATATGGCTCCGTTTGATTTTTCAATAGTTACAACATAGGGCAAAGCGATGCCAGTAGGCATTCCGTGCTTGTCTTCGTGTTCAAAACCTTCTAAATCAAGGTGAACGTGCATCTCTAAGACTTTGAATCGGTCATCTGTGGTTGCCCTAAAACCCAGTTTTTCCGCAATTTTCTTTTCAATTTCATCCAACACATTGTCTGGCGAACCAAGATTAATATCTCGGTAAAAACCCTCATAAATCAAGCGTTGTAGTTCGTTTTCAGTTTTGCGCATCACATGGGTAATGCGTTCTGCTGCTTCTAAGCTGGCTGAACCATAAGGCACAACCAAGTCTTCAGCAGGAACATACATCGATACTTGGCGATCTAGTGCTGGGTCTACATAGACTTTCTTAAAGCCGTTGCCTGATAACCCCACGCCCCAAAGCATTCTTTCGTGCTCTGGACGGAACTCTTGCATGACATCGGTCAATTGGTAGTTCATATCATCAACTACACGTTCACAAGCATCTTTTTTGTCTTGGGTTTCTTTGCCGATGATTTCGCCCTTCACTGGGCCAGCAGCTGGGAAAGTTTCCATAATTGTTTCTGATTGGAACTTAATTACCGCTTCAGCTAATACTGGGTGATAGACCCCGCAAGCCCCTTCCCAAGGCTCAGAGCGTTCTTCAATCTTTAATCCTAGAAGTTCTAGACCATCGACATAGGTCTGGATCCAATCTCTACGGGAATCAATGTCGGTCTGGAAGTCTTCTAAGAGTTGACTGCCAATTTGTAATAAAACGGAATCAGGAATGTACTCAGCTAAGTTAGCATTAAAGTCTTCGGTGTCATCGCCACCCATTTGAATTTCTATGTCCCCAATCTTAAGGTCCACTTCTTCTGGGTCGACAATCTCAATTTCAACATCTGGACCATCTAAATCGGGTAAACCCGCTGGTGCTGCGTACATTGCTTTTTCAATTGACATATGGATCCTTAGTAATAACCTTTTTTGCGCCTAAACTCTTGTGGCTCGTCTGGTTCATCTGATTGTAATGTGATAAATCCACCTCGCCTAAAACGAAGTAGTGCTTGTGTGGTTGAGTCTACCAAGTCATCATGGTCTGAATTGGGAAACGCAGCTAATTCTTCGATGACCTCTTCAGCCCATCGTTTTCTGGGAGCCCAGATTTTGCCAGAAGCAAAAAGGTCTGATACGCTATTAACCCTAGATATTTTATCGTTTCCACGAGTAGGTGTAAACTCTTGCACGGGAATGCCCATTCTGCGCAATTCAAAAATAAGGGGTGCACCTGAAGCTTTAGCTTCGACAATAAACGAATCTGGCTGCCAGTCTTTATACATTTCATATGCTCGTTCTTTAAGCGTTGGGAACTCCATACGCTCTTTAAACGCATCCAATAGAATGATATTAGCATCCTGTTTATCTTCATTGAGGTAAAACACTCCCCAGGTTGTGCAGGCTGAATAGTCAGCCCGTTCTGATTTGGTAAAGGCCGTATCCCAAGATTGGATCAAATAATCACAGGCTGGCGGTCTTTCTTCCTCCCAGACCCGCCACCATTCTCGTTTAACCAGCGCACCTTCTTCACTGGTAGGATCTTGTTGATACTGGGCCTGCCATTTGCTTAGGGGTAATTCTATGCGAAGTTTGTTCAGTTCGTCATAGGACCAAAACTCAGGCCAGAGGGGTTTTTCATTTCTTTTGATAGCTGGAAGGCTAATGATCTCCCATTCGTCCCCATCCCGATCTATCATGGCTTGGCAAATTTTGCCCGTCAAATCCCGCTTAGACCAGCGGGTCATCACTACTACAATAGATCCTCCAGGCTGCAAACGCTGGCGAGGACCTGAAGTGTACCACTCGTACACCTTATCAAAAACGCTAGGATCCCCTGCTGCCAATGCTGCTTCTTGCTCGGAATGAGGGTCATCAATAATGAGCAAATCAGCACCTTTACCAGTAACAGTACCGCCAACACCAATAGCAAAATACTCCCCGTTAGCATTAGTAGACCAACGACCAGCAGCTTTACTATCCGATCTAAGAGATACATTAGGGAATACTTTGGCATAGTTTTCTCCGTCAACCAAGTTACGAACCTTACGACCAAAGCCTACGGCCAATTCAGC